TCTAATAGAGTAGTGTCTACTATTTCTGCTTTTATATTTCTATACTTATCTTTAGAAGATATCTTTTTTACTAACTGTTCATTCTTCCTAATAGATTTATCAAATTGCTTCATAGCACGTTCTTGATTGGCTAATATTACATCTGGATTACTCATCAGTATCCTCCTCTCTTATATTCTTCATACATCGCCGTTTTAGACGAAAAAAATAAGTAAGGTTTTTAAACAACATAAAAAACCTCTCCACAAATGGGAGAGGAATCATGTTATTTCTATATCTAATACTAGACCATAATAACCTGGAACTTCTTTTTCCATTTCATCTGTTATTCTAAAGTCTGGTACTAAATTTAATAAATTTTCTTTAAAATCAGTTAATTGTTGCTCTGTCACTATAGGATCGTCAGGATCCATGTTTGACCAGTAGTAACATGTTTCGTTAGGAAAAGATATAAGTGTAATTAAGCAATTATATGTAGGGACAGAAATGTGGGAAGTAATCTTCCACACATTCTGTTTACTTCTTATTTCATGAATTAAGTTTTCTAATTCATGGATGGTCATATGTTTAAATATAAAACCCTCTTGCATTAATACCCACTCGTATATCTTAAGAATACGTCTATATCTTTTTCTACAGATGGTCCAATTGTTGGTCTACAATTCATATTCTTACAGCTGTATTGACCAAATCTAGACACTTCACTTCTTATTCCTTGTATTATAGATCTGTCTTGTGGTGTACTATTTTCTAAGAAATCTTCTCCTGGTATTAAATAGTAATAAGGCATTCCACAGTGTGGACATACTAATGGTCTTCTAGGATCTTTAGGAACTACATATCCATAATCCAATATAACCAGATTATTTCTTTCATCAAATCCAAAGTTAAATGATGAGAATTCTGGGTTTAAATCTGCCATTACAAAATAAGTATCCATAGCTTTCATCAATTTGAAATACTGACTATAAACTGTTGGATTTTCTAATATAGTATCTCTACAAGCATCAGCTATCTGATTAGGAGTATACTGACCTGTCTTTATTAATTGTTGTACTGGTACAGAATCTTCTATTCTAGTTACTTGCTTTTGCATAAGTATATTACTATTAGGAATCATTCTAGAAGGAAGTGTTCTTTCCTTCAATACTGTTGTATGCTGGTCTCCGTTAAGCGGCATATTAAATACGAAATTAAATACACCTTCTTCTCTTTTATTATCTTTTAATCCATCTACTATTTTGAATGCAGGTACCATATAAACAACATTAGGGAAATTTACCATTCCAGCAGCGTTTCTTAATTGCATGTCATTATGTTTCATATTGTTGAATTTAATAGCTATTCTATTAGATCCACCACCTACTTTAATTACGTCACCTGATTCGATAAATTTGTCTATTACTTTAATAGCATAAAACGGATCACTTGTCTGTCCATAATAAACCGCACTAACTGCTAAGTTAATTTCTCTTAAAATAGCTTCTGGTGTTAAAGCTTGTTGTACACCACCCATATAATTATTCGATTGATAATTGTTGTAAAAATTCATATATTTCATCCTCCTCTAATCCTTCTTCTTTTTTTTCTTCGTAAATCATTTTTTCGACGTCAGACAATGAGTCGTATTTAGCTTTCCATTCATCAAAAGCTTTCTCATCGTCGATCTCCCACCACTCTTCGTCACGAGTAGCTTCGTATTTTAAGTGTGTCATAATATCTTCATCGGTAAAACCACGTCCATTGTAGTTATACCATAATCCATCTTCTCCATAATCATTTTCTATTCTTTGTTTTGGAACGCCTGTAGCGATATCTTGTTGCCAACGTCCAGATTCGACATAAGTAACAATATCACCTTCGTATTTAGGCGGAAGAAGGCCTTCCGATTCTTCCAGTATTGATTGTTCTGTTTCATATAAAGGAACTAGTCCAGGTTCCTCTTGTTGAATATCTCCGTTAGCATCTTTGTACGTACTAGGAGTTACTAATGCTTCTCTGTCTGATATTTCAAAGCAGCTTTTATTTCTCGCATCGTAAATATAAGCTCTATCAGAATGTATCATATATTTCGCAAAATAATCTCCTCCCATTTTAGCAAGGAAATCTTTATCATCTGTATACCTAACGACAGTATCGTAGTCATAGTCATTTGACATAATTACGTTACCGTCTTCTAGAAGTATTAATTTATATGGTGAATATACTAACTCTCTCATTCTAGTTTCATTACTAGAATCTAAGAAAGGGAGCATTTTTACTAAGCTATACTGCAAGATCTTCTCATCTCTTGCATCTGCTGTTATATATTTTATTTTACATTTACTGTCAAAGTCTATAAACCCTAAAGGAATTACGGACAAAGGTTCTCTCTTTGTCGAATATACCCCGTCTTTAGGGATTTGAGTTGTTGCCTGGGAACCTATGTTCTCATCAATTTGTTGGGGAATTACATTATGACCGGATTCGTGAACCCAGGCAGGGAAAAAGCATGTCCACTAGCAACTCCTGGTGTGACGTCTACATAATTAACGTCAGCTCCATCATATGTTGGTAATGCTACTTTAATTGAACTATCCTGCATAATTGGTCGTCCTGTCATTTGTGCTTGATACTGGTCAGCAGCTCTTTGCCTAGCTAAATATTCATTAGGCGAAATAAACTCCTGCTCTCCTGGTCTTGTAGTTGCTGTGTACGTATAATTACCAGGAGGTAGTGGTGCTCCTCCATTAGCATAAGCCATTGGATCGTTTGAAGCTCCGAATGTTACTTGTGTGCCTACTCCATATCCTCCATTATTAACTGGTGCTGTTGGTTGTCCAAAGACTTGTACAGCTTGCTGTTGGAAAGTTGGTGCTTGAGGTATTGGTATAATTGTGCTATTAGGATTTATTCCCATAGTTGCTAAAAACTGGTCATATGTTGCTTTATATACTTGATCTGTCCAATAACGTTTCTTATGATTGAAATATTCTGTTGTGACAACGTGTGTTGGATCTACTTGTGTATAAGAAATTCCATCTGATCCTAAGTAACTAGGAGCCATCTGAGCATTAACTATTAATTGGTCAGGTGTTTGGTTGTCTAATTTAGTTTTAGGATAAATTACTTTAGGAACCTGAACCGCTACTGCTTGATTCATTACTGGTTGTGTAGTAACTGGTGCTTGTGCTATAGGAGCAGCTCCTGCTGGTGCTCCAAAAGCTCCTAATGGATTATTTCCTCCTCCTAATGTTAATAAGTTGTCATTACTAGAAGTTGTTGTTTGAGGATTAGTATTTATTCCTGCTTGTTGAGCTTGCATTTTATTCCATGCTGCTGCTGCTGGATTAACATATCCTGTTCCATTTCCTGTCATTACTTGATTCGGTGCATCTCTATAATACCCATTATTAATAGGTGCTGTAGATACCACACTAGTAGCTTGCGATTGTACAGCTTGATTTATTTGTTGATTAGTGCTATAAGTTACTGGTGCACTTCCGTTATTAGGGTACATAGTTGCTAATTGTTGATTAGCATTTACTACTATAGGTCCTTGTGCATTAGGATCGTATATTACCGCATTAGTTGATCCTCCTGTTATAGGAACGCTGTAAGTTCCACTAGCTTGTGTAGTTGCTGGTTGACTCATCCAACCATATGGATCTGTACCATCGGCAAACTTAGCCGCTTGGAATTGTGGTAATTGTCCTGTATTTAAATAATGCGATACGTATGGTGCATATTCTCCCCATTGCTCTGGATTGTTTCTGTAGTTAGTTGCTAAGAATTTAATATAACTTCCTACATCACCGTCTTGGTTTATTCTAACTTCTAATCTCTTATCTTCGTTAAGTAATCCACTGTTGATAAATTCATTTATTATAGAAATTTCTGCATCTGCTTTAGTTTGTTTATCTCTTAAGTGTTGCAATACTTTTCTTACTAGATCTGTAGTATCTCCTAAAGATGACATTCCTACAGCTCCTAATGTTTTTACCATGTATTCTGATAAGTCAGCGTCTGTTACTAACCAAGCAAAAACATCTGACGGTGTAGCTGTTACATCATTAGCCGCATTTACTATAAAATTAAATTCATCTGTATTGATTCCTATATTTGTATTAGGATCCATATTTTGTAAAAGATTTATAAAGTTAACATTCTTGATCATTCTTTCTAAAATTTCTAAGTATTTTTGTATATTAGCAAATTTATTAACTTGTAATTGATCACTAAGTCCTTTAAAGTATTGGTGTAATTTATCCCATGTCTCAAATACATTATCAGCTTCTTGTCTAGATGTTATTGGTTTACCACCTGACGGAGACCAAGCTTCCTTTCTAGTATTAAGGTCACTAAACATATTCAAGTAGCTTTGCAATGTTTCCTTTCTTTGAGGTATTTCTGTCACCTCTGTTGGTCCCAACATATAAGTTGAGTATTTTGGTGCTTTTAAATAAGCGTCTAATTTGTTTTCATAATTCATTAAATGTCCTCCTCTTCTATAAAATTCATCATTTTTCATTGCTTCAATATTAGGTGCATGTCTGCTATCTCCTATTGCCATAATTCTTTCCTCCTATTTAATTTATTTTTTTTTTTGATCTTAAAGATATTTAACCTCAATTAATTCCCTTTCTTTATTTAATATATTAAATAAAGCTATCACGGAGAAAAAAAGCCTCTCCTAATTACTTATTTAAAAGACGTAAGCAAGACTGTAAATGTCCTACTTACGCCTTCAAAAAGGAGTAATCGATAAAAATGAAATATCTGTAAAGAGAATATTTCAGCTTTATTCATTCTTATAATATATATTTGTAAATTATTAAGATTTTTAATAAGTCATAACACTTTCCGCTAACCTAAAAACCTCATCTAATTTCTTTAAAGCATCTGAAGGATTATCTATATAAGATAAAGCATACTCAGATACTATAATAGAAGACGTATAATCGTTAGCGTCTAGTATATTAATTCCGAAGAACTTCTTAACAGTCACAATTTCTTTCAGACACATTTTCCTAAACGTCATGAACCCTCCTTCATTCAATTCTAAGAAATCATCGACGTCAGTACATTTCCTATGAGTTACTTCCGTTATTAACATATCTAGTCTTCTTACAAGACTATCTTCTTTCGATATAACACCTTTAAACTCTGCTGGTTCTTCGTCTAATGCAGTCAGTATTTTGTTAACATTAGCTTCTAAGCATTCTATCTTAGTTAATAGTGTATCCTTTACTAATTTAGTGAGCTCATTAATTTTCTCACTCTCTAATTTCTTTTCTGTTAATTCTTGCCACGTTAATTTTCTTGGAAATCCCATATTATAAATCCTCCTCTTCTTCATCTGACACACTTAAGGTATTAATTACTGTGGAATCTATACCTAAGTCAAATGCTGTTATTGTATCACTATATTGATTTGATATTTGGAACGGTCTAGCAGGGTTTCCTGTTAATCTAGAAACGTAGTGTACCCTTCCGTATCTATTATTCTCTTTCTTTCCTTCAGGATTAATATATTTAGCTAATCCGTCACGGTCTTTATCTACTATTAAAGAAAAGAACTCATCATCTCTTGTCGGTATACCAAATTTATAACAGAAATATAATTGCTCTGGTACGTTTATTATATTAAATGCTTTAGCTATCTTGTCAGAAGCCATAAACTTCAATAAATCTACCGTATGAGCTTTATACATATTCTTTTTTAACTCAGCAGAATCTCTGTTAAGTTGTATTCCTGTTAGTACTGGTATTCCTTTATCTTTTCCTAAATCCCTCAAAGACTCAGCTTTAGATACGAGTGGCTCTACACGTTCAGCTTCATCTGTTTCTCTAGCATCGTATTTCATTCTATCTAAATAATCCACTACTAGTGCTACTATATAATATCCCATTTTTTCATACATCTGTATATCCTGCTTAATACTAGCTATAGGATAATTCTTTTCATTGGCTTGATATATGACAGGTATTTCTATACCATTTTCTTCAGATATTTTAATAGCATCTTCTACCATATCTTTATCTCCAGTGGCGTACTCGTCTGTCTCTTTACCGTAGAATGACATTTTACGTTCCATCATTTGATGTTCCATTAATTCTAAATTTATATATAGTATAGCACCTGTCATTCCAGTTGGAACTTTTAAATCAGAATTAGTATTTGCTAAAGACATAAATTCTGCCATATTTTGCATCCAACCACTTTTGAATCCTCCAGATATAGATCCCACAACATAAAGTCCTGGTCTAAATCCTCCACCAGTTACGTGATCCATCCACATTCCTGTTTTAACTTTAACGAAAGAGTCTAATACTTTTTCTTTAACTCTTTCTTTTCCTATTACTTTATCATTTTTAGGATCTATTATTACAACATTCTTAGGATTTCTAGTAGATGCTAATTCATCTCTTAATACAGAAAGATTATCAATTGTATTTTCTAATTTTTCGGATAGTTCCTGAACATTAGAAACTCCAGCTGATTCGAAGTTAGTCCATGCAGTATTAAATTTATCAGCTGCTTTTTCTAGTCTAGGTTGTATCTTTACTTTATGGAAGAATACCATAAAATCATTCAATATTTCTTTATTAAAATAGACTTCGTCATTCACTATACTCTTTAGATCATCGTCTAATTCTATATTATCGAAATATAGCCTAGCTTGCTCAGTAGTATAAATACCTTTCTCAGCCATAGCAGACGAGAAGGACTTACACATCTTAAGAATCTTTCGGTCGTAAGCGTCGTCAACAGTTTCTGGATTTACGTTATCAAGAGCTTCTTTTATAGTAGCCATTAGCTCTATCTTCTCTGGGTGATTTACCATTAATTTAAGAGCTGTTTGTAATGTAGCTTTTGATTTATAAAACATTTATCTCTCCTAACTTATATATTTTTTTATCTCATCTAAAGACAATCTCATACCGTAATCTTCTTCTACTAAAGTACGTATCTTTTCCTCTATAGGAATAGTATCGTCAGCGTAGAAATCAGCTTTCTCGGATAGAGTATCATCTTCTATTATGTCGTCTAATCTTTGTTCTATTTTAACATTATAATTCTTCATCAGACTTTTAATAAATCCTAAATTACTCATAGCCTTTATATCTTTTTTACCAACTACAAGAAAAGCTATATGGTCTTCTTTTTTAGAAGATATTAGTACATTACCTATAATAGATCTTATTTCATCTTTCGTTAGGTTATGTATTTTATCTATTACGAATTTCTTATATTTAGGAGCCTTTGTATTAGGTATAAATTTATAACTCCATTTAAGATTATCGTCTATAATAAATTCCATATATCCTTTAACATCATCTACGTCAGAAAAATTATGTGTTGTTAACGAATTTACATAGAAGATATCGTTGTCTATGTTTATGTGTCTATGAATATGTCCTCCCACTGAGAAGAGACGAGTGTTATTTCTTAAATCGTTAGCTTTCATCAGAACACTTTTAGCTAAATTAGTAGGATTGTCTGTTTGCTTTAAGAAAGGTATTACCCCATCGATTGTTCCGTGGAATATTGTAACGTCAGCTGATTCTTGAAATGCGTATTCATAGAAAGAATTATACGTATCAAAATAAGGCTCTGGTAAGTATCTAAAAGTAACCCCTTTAAATTCTTCGTACTCTACATTTGTATAGCACTTTAAATATGGGTCATCTTCGTATATTTTCTTTAATACATCTATCACTTTTCCTTCATGTGTCGAGGTTCCCTTTATTATTCTGAATTGTGTATTGGTTTGTTGACATATCTCTCTAACACGAGCTACAAACCTCATACAGTTTACAAACCTAATGTCATCTGTTGAGTAGACCTTGTGTGTTAAATCTCCTGCAAATATTAACATATCTACAGGATGTAGTATCAATTCATTTTGCAAATCTAATAATTCATTTATGTCATATCTATTCATTTCATCTAATCTATAATATAGATGCAAATCTGCGTATACTCTAATTTTCATTATATCACCTCTTTCTAAAAATAAAAAATATAATTTCGACACTTTAAGGGTTTAAGAAAAAAATGCGTTTCGTGAACGACATAAAAAAGCCCCCTGACTTAGTCGGTTAAAACTAAGCCAGAGAGCTAAAATACTGTGGACACTTTAATCTAAGTTAGGAGCTTAGACACTTACATAATATATAATCATAATTATCTAAGATTTTTTCTCGTCTAACCCTTGCGGGTCAAATAGATCTAAATTAAATAATGATCTATAACCAGGTTCATCTTTAAATATTACATATTCAGTATAACCTAGTATAGAAGTTACTAAGAAATACCAAGCATATAACGTAGGACCTACACTGTATATTCCATGCTCATAGTATATCCACATCGATAGACACATAGCATTATATATAATCCAATATAGCCATTTCTGTTGATCTCTTTTATAGTGATACCAAGTAGCTATAATACTAGTAACTGCTAATATAGCACTAACATTAGCCGTAGGATCGTTTAATCTTTCTAAAGAATATCTAAAGATCAAAAAAACAGCAGCACAAAGAGTAGCCGTTTTAGTTACGTCCCAATTGGTTTTTTTCTTTATACGTAAGATATAAGGATTCTCGTAAAACTTTTTATCATTTAAAGAATCATACCAAGACAATAATGTTAATGGAATAAGTACTGCTATTTTAGTTATAAATTCAGAATATATTTTATATCTTAAAGCTAGTATAGAATATAATAACATAAATCCTACATCGGTAACAATAGACCACATAGAATTATTATACATAAAGTAATATCCCACTACAATTAAATTCAACATTAAGAATCCTATAAAAGATTCCCTACCTACAGCGAATACAACTATATTAACAACTGCTAATAGAACAATGTGCGTTTCAAATAATACTTTTAGTATCATTCTTGCTTTTTCTTTATTGGCATTCATTTCATCACCTCAATTGATTAGGAGCTTCATGTATATGAGAAAATTTAAGAAGTTCTTTAAGAAACTCTTCTTTCTTATCTCCTGCTTGTTGCCAATCTTCAATACGAAGATTAACATTTCCAGCTCCTGATGCCAGGTTCTCGATGTACTTACCTTCATTCTGATAAAGTACTATCATTGTATTTAATTTAGCTAATTGAAAGAAGTCATGCTCTCTAGTAGGACTAACCGCAAATAAGTTAGGAGACTGACTTAAGTTAAACGTCAACGAACATGTAAATCCTGCCACAACTACATCAGAGAAAACAAATCTAAGTTTATTAGGTTTCTCATAGAAGCATCCTAATAAAGCTTGCGTATTTATATCATTATTAGCATATCTTAGTGTATTATGTGTAGCAGTATAAAGTTCAGATAATCCTAAATCCATCTCGTAGTTAGCTACGAAAGATCCAAAACCAGACGTCGATCCGTAATAACCGAATCTATAGTCTTTTAGATCCATTATTTCTAAATTAGCTTTTTTAATCTTATCCGTAATAGCTTTCGGTATCTCATATAGATCAGGACCTACTTTTCCTTCAGTAGTAAATAATACATTATTAAATTCCATCTCGTATTTAAAATATCTAGACCATTCTGGCATAGTATGTTCTACTATTATATCATATAAATCATGGTCGGTGTAAGATAATTTAAGAAATCTAGAAAGACCAAGTTCATTCTTAATTCTTTTTATTAGTTGATTTACATTCATTATAAATCCCCCTTAAAAAGCATTATGTCTGATTGTTTTTAATTTATTTAATTGGTCTTTGTCTAGTCTTTCTACTTTCTTATAGAATCCCTTTCCTAAAGCTACTAGAGATTCATTCTCTTTAATTCCTAATTCGTCAAAAGATTCACTTCTAGTTACTATACGTGTATCACGTGAGAATCCTTCAACTATAGGTGGTTCAACAAATTTAAATTCGTCGCTGTTATGAACGTAAGATGTTGGATTTCCAGGGTATCCTACCCAGTCAATTGATATTATAGTAATATCATGCAATTCTGTGTACTTACCTTTCTTAGTAGGAGCTCCTATTACTCTTATAGAGAAAGCAGGTAATTCTCCACACACTATAGCTTCATACAATAGATTGCCATTTCCACTAAATGTCTGTACTGTACCTTTCATAACATTGCCTTCGAACCAAATCTTTGTCCATTTAAATCTTCTGTTGGATACATCGTTATAAACCCATCTTTGGAAATTTTCTGGGTTTAAAGGATGTTCACCTTCTCCATAGAAAGATCCTCTTTTTAACATATCTTGAATTCTTTCGCTATTGACAGCTTTCTTCATTTCTTCTAATGGATATAACATTCCATTTCTTGTAGGTCCTGGTAAAGTTATTATTTCTACGTCAAAAGTAATTACTTTACGACCTCCCATAATATCTTCTCTTCTATTAGTTATTTCTGCATTCTCTCCTACAGTTAAATAACCAGCGTAAAGAGTACCTATATCGTATTTGTCTATATTTTTATTAGCTGTATAAATCATTTATATATCTCCCCTCCTTATCCTTCTGTAACCGCATAATAATCTACTAGACACTTTTTGCTAATATTTAAGAAGTCTGTGTATATCTTAGTAAGATTACCGATGGTATCGTTTAATATTTGACTATAAGTCACCATTAATGTCTGAACAAGTTTCTGTTCATGAGTCATGACTTCTTGATTCTGGTTATTGTCGTTTTGTTGATTACCTTGGTCATTGTTATTAGAATTATTGTTGTTCAATATAGCTTCTCCATATGTTTTTAACGAGAAGTCACTTAAAGCTTTTAATAACTTATCATCTACAAATGATTGTCCAGATGGTTGTTGATTATCGTTTTGACCATTACTGTTGTTACCTGTATTATTCTGATTATTTTGGTTTTGATTATTGTTAGTTTGTTGATTGTTATTATTTTGATTTTGTTGAGTATTTTGTTGAGATTGTTTTTGTTGATAATTTTGATCACGCTTCATCTCATCTTCTTTTATTTTAGCTTGATCTTTAATTAGCTTCATCATTTGTTTATCTAATTGATCAACTAACTGCTGTTCTTTTCTCATATAATCTATTACTTGTAATTCTTGAAAATCTCCCATATAGTCCTTTAAAGTAGTTAATACAGGTTGCAATGTTTGGAATACTTGTTGTGGTACTACATTAAATGTATTATTTTCCCATTCTTTAGTTTCAAAATCCTTCTTACTCCATACATGTAATTTCTGCATAGGACCTTTTCTAGTGTTATTAGATTGATCATTAGTGTCTTGATAAACTGATAAAGCGTTTACTAGCATCTCTTGAAGTTGTTCTGGTTGTATACTAGAGTAATCTCCTTGTGGGTTAGAATTATTACCATCTTTACCACTAGTCATCTGATTTAGTCTACCAACCAAAGTATTTAACGACTTTTGTACATTTTCATCATTAGAGAAATCTAGATCTTCTAATATAGATTTTTCTTTAGCTTGCTGTAAATATTTATATATAGTAACTATTCTAGACCCGTCTCTATTATTAGGATCTACTATCATACCTATGCGAGATAAAGTCTCTTCTGTTACTATTTTCATCTTTTTATTAGGCAAATTACCATTCTTTTGTCTTCTACCAGATAAAGCATTATTTATATCTCCTACAAGTCTCTTCATTCTAGGTTCTACACCATTTAACTGTTGTATAAGATTTCCTACCATTCTCTTAACTGCCGCAAAGATCTTTTTAAATAATTCTGTTAATTTTTGTAATTCGTATTTGATTTTCTGCCCATTTTGTCCTGTTAATAAATTCTTATCAATTTGATTCGCCGCAAACTTAGCAGTCCCTTTCGCTCCTCTGTAAGCTGCTTGTCCACCAGCTTTAGCCATTCCTATAGCCATATCTTTTATAACTCCTTCTCCAGCAGTTATATATTTAAATTCGTCTATAAGGAAAGCATTCTCTCCAAATGGATCGTGTCTATTTGTTCTAGAATATCCAAATTTAGTATATACTGAATCTATAAAATCCTCTTTAGCTTCTACTACATCTTTCCAGAAATTATCTTCTGACGCTACAGGTGTTAATACACCAGATTCTGCAAAAGATACTATACCATCTTTAAGAACATAAAAAGCTTCTCCCTGTTTTGCTAAAGGAAGTCCATCTTCTGGTGTGTATTGAGCCATATATTTATTAAATATTTTTTTATTTAAAAATACACAAGATTCAGATCCTATACGTATAGACGTATTACTTAATTTAGATAACATATCTTTTCCCATAGAACTACAATTAAGATCATGTAGATCTATTAGTTCTTGTATCTCTGATTTAGTCATTTTATCCCGTTCCTTTCTATATATTTTTAATAAAGGACTGGGTTTTTCTAGGCTTTAGTAACAAAAAAAAAACTCCACCGACACACTAGTGGAGTTTTAAAGATGGATTACTAAAATTATTTCTCAATAATTATCTCTTTAGCCTGGGAATTGAGTTTTTGTTCAAACGGTTGAAACATTTGTGTTTCTCCCATCATCATTAACATCGCTATTTCGGCTAATACTCTGTCTGTGACTTGGATCTCTTCTTTATCTCTGCACAGACCGAACATTTTCTTTCTTTGAGCTAATTTCTGAATACCTCTCAGATGAGCTGGATCTGTTAATATATAAGTAACAGAATTTCTTCTCATTTCATCTGAGTAAGTAGTCATCATATCAAGCGACTCAATATACATTACTATAGTAATAATGTCTTCGTCTTTCTTGACCTTCTCAAAGTTACCTGCAGCCTGTCTTAGTTCACTCTTTTCTTGAGCCCAAGATCTAGCTTGCTCGTCTTCAACATATGTTTGGTCATATTCTGATTGAAGTCTGTCTACTTCTTCATAAATATTCTTCCAATCTCTCAAACTCTCTTTCAAGTCATCAAACACATGTATAGCTTGGTATTCCCAGGTATCTTTTATCTCGATGATCTCGGCCATGTTGTTCCTTCCTTTCTAAAAATATATTTTTGCAAAAAGTAATTCATCTTTATAAACAACGTGGATGCGAGTCACGTTATTCATTGTGATAATATATAACTCAGAAAAGATAAAGTTTTCGTGAACGACATAAAAAACCCTCCCTGGGGCGGGAGGGTAATAAAATAAATTTAGGAGATGAGATTACAGAATCCCATCAGAATAGAGTATGCTATAAGTTCACTTCCAGATATACCGAAAGCTACTTATTATAATTGTTTATTAAAATCCTAGTCCATAACGGTTTCTAGTAACCATTATAACAGCTGCTTGATTTACTATAGCTTTATGCGCATCATTTGCTAGTAATCTTTCGTCAGAAGTTATATTATCAAATCCTGCCGCTTCTCCTATAGCTTTAATAGACTGCTTTTCAGCTTCTAACAATACATCTGTCATTTTTCTCATATCTACAGGAGTAGTAGTTATTAACTCCCCTCCATAGTAGAATTTCATACTTTCTGCATATCTAGCGTGTCTATTTCTATTTTTAAGAAAACTTTCTAAATCAGCTACAGTTTCAAACCCATAGTGATTTTCTTTAACAGGAGCTGATTCAAAACTTCCTGTAGGAATTCCAGTATCGTCTAACCCTTCTTCAGGAGCGTCTTCATCATCGGTTCCTTCACCGTATTCTTGATCAGCTAAAGCTTGATAATCATCGTCACCCGCTTCTTCACCTTCGTTTAAATCTTCTTCAGGTAATCCTTCAGTAGGTTGCTCCTCATCAGCTGGTAATTCTTCTTGTTGTTGAAGATCTTCTTCTGGCATTCCTTCCATATCAGCGTTATCAGGAGTAGCATTAGCTTCTTCTTCTTGCTCTCTTTTTATAAATTCGTTTTTACCTTCTTTTAAAAGAACACGGATGTCTTGTTTAAGATCGTCGTCTTCTACACCTTCACCGTAAGCTACTCTAACCGCTGCTCCCTGTAATTTAGAAGCATATTTAAGTACATTATCGATGATAGCTTTTTTATCGAATTGATGAGCTTTTAAAGACTCAGCAAATTCAGATATTTTCTTATTAGTAGCTACTAAAATCGAATTAAGAGTTCCTCCTGCTATAGGAGCACTATTAATATCAGATAAATCTATTAAATCTCTAGAAGAGAAGTCTACTTCTTTATTATTAAATTTACAAAAGCTTTCTCCTAAAGCTTTTATTTTAATATCTCCTAGATAAGCTGTATCTTTAGCCACACCTTTAAGGTAAGCCCCCATTATAGAATAAGATACTTGCCTTTTAATACTATCTATTTTATTACTTAACATCTTTCCCTCCTTTTTTCTTATACAATATACGCTATAATAGAATCGATTCTTTCGTCTGTATATTCTTTAAAATAATCACTTAAGCTATGAGTCATTTTATGACATTTAGCTAGTATTATTTCTACATTAAGAGGATCTTCCTCTAGTTTCTTTAAACAGTCGAAGAATTCAGTCCTATTTTTAGGGTACATATATTTTTTTTGGAATTCTATTACTAATTGTACTTCTATAGGATTTAAATACATTATTTACCTCCTATCTTTTTAAGTAAGTTTTTTACGTTCTTTATTATATTTTCTATAGCTACTTCTTTAGTCCCATTAGGTTCTAACAGTTCTAAGTCTTTCTTATTATATAGACGTAATATCTGTCTAACAGCTTTCTCTACATCTTTCTTTGTTTTCTTATAAAAAGATGCTATATTTTTGTAGAATATTTTCTTCCATTGGTCGTCTGGTATCTGGTTAATAAATTTATACTTTAGACTAATAGAAGCTTTAAGATATTCAATAGAAGATTCTATATTATCTTTAGCCCATCCAGGAATCCGATCGGAATAATAAATGAGTATTTCTACTCTATTCTTGGATGGACTATCTACAAAAATTTTATGAGTTCTATTTGCTATAATGGATTCATCCCTTAAAATGATAGAAAAATAATCATCTTGTAATACATCATAATTTATTTTCTCCATATTATCGACGTCTGGTTTAACCATTGCTACAAACTCTTCTTTTTTAATAAGAGCTTTTTCTTTATTAGACAATATTTTCCACATACCTTTAGGAATTGTTACATATGCATTTAATATAATACATATAGGACCCATTATACAAATACCTTTTAATTCGTCACTGTCTTTATATATCTCGTCAAATATCTTCATCAATTGAGCTTTATGAGGATTATAAAAGAATATACCCTCAGAACCATTTTTACCCCTAGGACGAGAATCTATAACTGGTTTACCAGGTACTACTATTCTAAGTAATTTATTAAATGAGACATTCATTATTTTATATGGCTTAATATCCGATATAGTAGTAGATTTCTTTATCTCACAATTATCGAACCTGGCTTTAATTCCTTCTTTATTTAATGTTTTCAAAATAGTCAAATCCTTTCTTATAATGTAATCAATATAAGAAAAAGGAGTTAACTTTATTTCTTCTCTTCTTGGAATTTCTTTATTTCTTTATTCATAGATTCTACTGTAAATATTATTTGAGAATATATACGATTCCCTAAAGTAGAAGTACCTTTTATCGCTTTTGATATTTCTTCAAATTTAGTAGGTATCTTCTTAATTAACTCTAAGTCAACTTTATAATCATCAGGATTGGATTGTTTTTCTATATATTCAACAGCATTTCTTTCCCAAGTATCGAAATCCTTTTTTAAAGAATCTACATTGACTTTTCTAGTCAAATATAAGAAAGAATATTCTCCTGATTTATCTCCTAACCATTGTTTTTTAATAGCTGTACAAGCTTCTAAAATATTTACTGGCTTAGATATACTATCTTGGAAAGCTTTATTCGTTCTTACTAAAGTAGGTAATAAAGAAGTATGATCTGTGTTCGTATTTACCATCTCGTGTACTACATTAGCTAATCTCTTTTCGTTAGAGAATTGGTTATTAGCTAACCAAGTAGAAAGTTCTTTTATTTTTCTTTCTAATTGAGAATAAAGTATTTCTACATTATAACCAGAATTCTCCTTACCAGCTTCTGTTAATATAAGTGGCATTCCGTCAATATCTCTTTTAGTAATTTCTACATTGTTAGGGTCTGTTAAGAAAAGATATATTTTATCAACACCTTTTCTTAATTTCTTAAGCTTCTTTTCAAATCCAAAGAATTTAGTTATATTAATCCAAATCTTTTTAAAGAAAGCTATAATCGTATTAATTAACTTTTTAAAGAAATTCTCTTTATTATGTTTAACCTTAGAAGATTCTCCAGAAGTAGTTACATTAATATATCTTCTTAATATAGTAGATCCTACAGTATTATATAAATCTTTTGATTTAAGAATAGGATCAACAGATTCATAAAATGAAGATCTAATTTTTCTATGAGTTTTAATGGATTCGAAAGTATTCGTTAATTCATCTATCTTCAGCATAGACTCACCTCCTTACAATTAGTATTGACCATTAGTTTTATTTTTCATATGCCATAAAATAGGATGACCAGACGGTAATTCCGAACCTTCTTTAATTACCGCACTATAATCGGTAAAACTTCTATCCCCTAGATGTCCAAATATTTTATATTGGTAAGTAAAGTTATGAGTAATACCAGCTATTTCTTGCATAGCTAGTTTTTCATTATCTGAGAAATTTTCATCGTCCTTAGTATTTTTGATAATAGTGTATATTTCTTTAAATAAACTCCATAAAGTTTGGGCGTTATGTTCCATCTCATCCAAACGCTTCTCTAATTCCTTAAATTCAGCTTCTGGGAATTCTTCACCATTAGTAGCTTGCCTCTTAACACGGTTTTCGAAAACAACAAATGGTTGTATTATTTTATTTGCCCCAGCAGTTCCTTTTATATAATTAAATTGCCTGAAATCATTCATAAGTCTTCTAAACACCGATTCTCTCTTTTTCTTATCAAGTTTAAAGTAGTTGATATAATGTTTTAGAGCAGGAATTAAATCATTTTCCATACGATGGTTAGCTTCGTCTACTTCAGACCATTTTATTTGTCCGTAAGTAGCTTTTTCTAGACGATGCATCTCTACGCTTCTATTATCGTTCCATCCATCATTCGTAGCGTTGAAATCCTTTCTAAATTTAGAATCCATATCGTTTTCTTCCCATTTCTTCTTATATTCTGCCTCATGTTTTTTCTCTTCTTTTTTCTGTTTTTGCATTCTGAAGAAACGTATTACATCTCTCTTAATTCTAGAAGCAGCACCCCGTATACCATCTACTATCTTTTTCCACATTGTTACTATCCAACCCCAGATTTTCTTAAGCCAAGTTAACACTTTACCAAAGAAACCAGGTTTTGTAGTTTTAGTAGAATCTGACTCTCCTCTAGTAGATTTGTTAATAAAGTTAGATAGAAGTTCTCTGTTAACTTCTAGATAGGATTCCTTCACAAGAGTTCTTATCTCTACAGATTCGTAAAAAGATACTCTATTCCTATTCATATTAAATGATTCACCAGAAGAAATTAAATCGTTTATTTTTAACATAAATCCTCCCTTATCTTATACCTCTAAAGTATCCTTTAGCCTTTTCGTCTAAAATTGGTTCAACAGCTATAGCAAATGACACTAGGTGTCTCTTATATTTATCATATTGCGACTTAATTTGTTTCATTCCTTTAGCAATTTGTTCCAATATCACTATTTTTTCTTTTTGCTCGTCGGAACCGTTTGTCATAATTTGTGATATTTGTTTTTCTGTTTTTTTCCATGCTCTAGTTAATCTAGATTGACTTTTTCTTAAAATATCGTAAGGCTGACTAAATGCATCACGCGGTAAGTTAGTACCAAGGTCTAATTCTTCTGATGTTAGGTAAAATCCTTTAGATAATAACTCTTTTACATTGTCAATATTTATATCGTCCAATCTCTTTTTTACCTCTAACATTTTGGATGCAAAAGAATCCATAGTTGCGTGAACCATTTCTGAAGGATCATCAGTGCTAATTGTGGAATTCACTATATTGACCAGATGATCAGTTGATTCAGATATTAGTTCTCCTATACCTCTCATATCAAAAAGAAATTTTTCTATTTCCTTCTCTCCGTATTTTTCCTCTATCTTATCCCTATAATTAGCATATGCTTTTCTAGTAGCAGATGACATTTGTTTTTCTAATTTAAGATCATTCTCAGTTCTTTCAAGATCACTAGATCTTAGATCAAGATCCATCTTTGTGCTTTTAAGTTCGGCATTTTTTATAGTGAGTTTATTTTTTAGAATAAAAATTTTCTTTTCATTTCTTTTTTGTAATTTTTCTAACTCAAATATTTTTTCTGCATTCTGGTTCTTAAGATTTGCATTAGTTTTATTACTTTGCTGAGCTTGTCTAAGTTGTTCTTTGGTTCTCTCTAGTTCTTTAGCTAAACGTTCTTTTTCTTTAACTGCGGCATTCAATTCATCATTTGCTTTTTCTTTAGTTTCGTCTTTCTTTTTCTTTCTTGAGAAAATCTTTCTTATAGTTTGCCAGAAATTATCTAGACCCTTCAAAATTGCATCAATAATACCTTTAATAAATTTCCAGATTTTCTGTAATCCTCCTTTAACTGCTTCTTTAACTCCTTCTCCAGAAGTTCTAGAATTAATGAAATTCTTTAATTGGTATTCATTATAATCTAGATTTAAAGATTTTTCCGATACAACTAAACTCGCATTTTCGTAGAAAGTTGATCTTCGATTGGATATGTTCCTAGTCTCTTTTTTACTTTCCGTTAGTTGATTAATAGATAACATGAATTCTCCTTTCTTTATAATGTCTTTTTATTTTTCTCATATTCATCTCTGTCTTGGACACAATACTTTTCGTATACGTCTAAAATTTCATCGTATATATAGAAAACATTCTTAAGCATCGATGATATTTTCTTCAATGTAGTATTTAATTTTTGGAAGTTATTCATTGCAGCTTGAAAATCTTTAAATTTTTTTGTTAATAAATCAATCTCTTCCGCGTTATCTAGATCAAATTCTTTACTACGGAATTTTTCGATAAGTTTGCCTATAATATCTTCCATTTTACTAAATACTTTTTTCAATGGTTCTTCTAGAGAACTAAAGTCTAGAACTTCCTTCCAATGATCGCTATCCTTAGAATATTCTGCATCTACCTTATTGTCTCCCATAAACAGACCATAGAGTCCTTGTGTACTGCCAAGTTTATTTTCCACCACATAGGCTACATCTTCTAATTTATAAGGATTTAAAGAATTCTGTCGTCTACTTAAAGTCTTCTCCAAAGTATCAACATTATTGAGGAATTTTCTGTAGAACCCAAAAAATCCATCAGTGTTAAATTCACTTATAAATGGAAGGACTAGAGTATGTACGTCTTTATATGTCCTAATACGGTAATCTTCCATAGACATTATCTTTTCAATCGTTTTTTTTATATCTTTCTTTTTTAGTTTTAAATCAACGAAAACTGATGTCAGTGGCGTATCAGCCCCAATCATAGTAGAGTTAAGGATGTTTATCATATATGTAGGTATTTTCACATAAGGTTCCTCATTCATGTTTTTATACATCTTATGTGTATTTTTTCTAGATACTAATTTCTTAGCCCGTTTTCTAATTCCGTTCTCCATAGTGGTTACATCCTGACTCACACCAGTAAGTTTATATATTAATGCCTTAAATATTTTTTTAATAGAATTCCAAATACGTTTAAAGAAATTTATTATTCTAGCACCAACTCGTCTGTCTTCTTGATCACTAAAATCAATAGAAGATAAATTCACAGCTTCACCAGCCGTTTGATATTTTATTATATTAACCAAATCAAAGCTCTCGTATAATAGTTTAGATTCGGCAAATGCTACCTTAGACTGGACTTCTATAGAAAGCTCACTTTGTTTTCTAGGGGGAAGTTTAGTATTAATTGATTTACTCAACTCACTTATTTTAAGCATTTTTATTCCCTCCTTTGTTTTCTAAGTATCCTCCAAAACCACCTTTTTCAGTCTTTGTTTTTTCTGATGGTTTTTCATATTCTTCGTCTGGATCTCTGAAATGAGAGTTATCTTCATTCTTACCGGCTAATCTAGTATTTTCTTTAATAATTTTGTAATCCTCGGTAAATTGTGCCATAGTATTTGCTTCGAAATTTTTACTATATTTCACTAGATTCTTATAGTATTTCATATAATCTTGGAAAGCTTTGACATAATGTTCGGTAATAACAGAATTCGCATGAAAAGAGTTCTTATTATATAGATCGATTATTTTATCTAAATTATGCGACAGCTTGTTCCACTCTCCTCCTGAAATTAACGCCCTTCTTTTTTCGACAAAGAAATTTACAGTCTTGACGAAGGCTTTATAATATTGTCCGAAATCAAATTGAGACTCTATATCTTTCAATAATATTTCTGTATAAGGATTTTTAACGTCTAAAGTTTTAACTCTTGCATTTTTTCTTCCGTTTTCTTCTTTCACGTCTAAAAAATCTTCATATCTAGCATCTACAACAAACTCCACAAAAGACGTACTATCAAATCGTGTACTATGAATCCTATTTAAAAATTCAGGAATTACAGTATTCTTTTTAGGTGCATTTCTATCTACTCTTTTGTCCCATATTTTGGAACTTCGGTCTAGTCTTTTTAAAGACTCTTTTAGAGAAGAGAGATTTATATTATTTACTTTACCTAACATATGAAGTCCTCTGAACCATCTTCCTAGTACATTGTTGTAATCATCTGGGGCTTCTCCTTCTAGATAATTTGGTAGTATATGTATTTTAGCGTCTGGGGAAATATCTTCTGGATTTTTTAGACGAGCTCCTCTCTTAATTAGACTCTTTACTTCTTTAGCGAATCTTTCGTATGGAGAAAATTTTGAAGTAAGCCAGGAAATAAATTTTCTTATAAGATTTCTTATAAACATAAATATTTTTAATACAATAGTAATAATTTTCTTAGCTGGTTTCCTTACTTTTTGTATTATTGCAAATTGTTTTTTGAGCCTTTCACGTGTCATCTTAGGTCCGAATCGCTCTTTCCATTCTTCATCAGTTAATTGCATTAACTCGTCGTAATGTTTTTCTAAATACTCCATGAATTCATGGCCTTCTTTAAGGACTCTACTATCAAGATCCCATTTTCTTTCGGCAGCTTCATCGTATTCAGACTGGTGTCTAACTCTGGTTGCCTCACCAACCGATATTCTTCTATTTATGTATACATTAAGAGAAAGTGAATCGATTGATAGATTTATACTTTTTTCTTGTACTGTTAGAAATACTGACTCACAAAAAGAGCTTCTTCTAGTTTCTTGACTGTTCAGTATTGTGGTTTGTTTTAATTCATTGATGGATAACAAAGAATAAAACCTCCTTCCTTTAAGTGTTTATTTACGGTCTAATATTACTTAATTTTATTTTTGCTTCTTCTGGTACATACGGTTCTACTACTATTAAAAAATTTAAAAGTTTATGTTGAGCCATTTTTGTTATTTTGTATATCCCATTAATATAATTCAATAACGCTTTAACGTAATCTATCTGTAATTGCAAGAGCTCTTTATCAGTAGCAGAATCAGCCGACAATGTTTTAAATATATTATCTACTTTTTTCTGAATTTTCTTGATATTACGATTGGCTATTACCATTTCTTGAATAAGTTCTTCGATCTTGAAAAAGGGAGTCCGTTTGAATTGCTCCTTTCGTTTTTCTATATTGTTTATATCGTATCCTTTAGCTAATGCATCTTTTATTTCATTGATATTTAGTCTTTCTATTCGAGTATTTAATGATTCGATGATTTCATCTGTACTAATATTATTTCTCACCGAACCACCAGTATCTATCGTATTTCCTCTTTTTCTACTATCGTAATCTATTCGGGATTTTAAATCATTAATAGCATTTTTCTCCATATAATCTTTATCATTGAAACGTTCTTTGTCTCCTAATACATCAGAAAAACGATTATCAACGGTAATACTTAATGCAATTATATGTCTGATAACGTAATTGAAATCCTTTAGCATCCTTGCCGCTTTTAATTCGCCGTATTCTTCTGCATGTTCATTTTCTAATTTGGTATATCTTCTTTCTGCGTATTTTATATTTTCATTTCTGTTGTCTATCTTATCATTCAGTTGTTCAATAGTTCGTTTATTCGCTCTATCCTCTGTTTCTAATTTAGTTATTTCCGTACCCAGTTTTTTGATCTTATCTTCTAATTTATTTTGTAATTTCTTTTTTTCGTCTATTTCTACTTCTAGTTTTATTTTATTATACTTATTTTCTTTTTGGATACTTTTTATTTGGTCCTGAAGATTCTCTTTTTCGTCTAAAGTTTTTTCGAGTTCTTTATTGAGTTCTTCTACTTTCTTTTTATATTCAGCTACTTCTTTTTCGGCGGCTTCTTTTTTAACCACAGAGTCATCTACTTTAGTATCCTCTTTTTTGTCGTTTTTCTTCTTACGAGTAAAAATATTCTTTAGCTTAGTCCAGAAATTATTAAATCCTTTAACTATCATATCAATAATACCTTTAATAAATTTCCAGATTTTCTGTAATCCTCCTTTAACGGCTTCTTTGAAGCCTTCTCCAGAAGTTCTAGAATTAATAAAATCACTCAATAAAAAAGAATTATATTCTAGATCCACCAATTTAAGACCTGTTGTCAGATTCACACTTTCATAGAATGATGCTCTCTTGTTTCTTTTAGTTCCGTATCTTTCTCCTGAAGCTACTAATTCGTTTATTTTTAACATTTCTCGCCTCCATTTTCTAAGGAAAAAAGACTAAATAAAAAGCCATGGGGAGATCCCAGATTAATCCAGAATCTCCCCATGGCGAATTTTAATTATTGTCTATTTTGCTTCTTCTTTTTTAGTTTCTTTCTTATCTTTATTTTCTTTTTTAGCAGTTTCACTTCCACCTTTAAGTACTTTCATTAATCTTCCAGCATTAGTAATATGAGCTGAGTAGTAAGCTGTTGTTGCACCAGACAATGCTGTTATTTGTTGTGAAATCTGGTGAGCAGCTTTTCTTTTATTAATGAAATCTTCTTTCTTCTTAGCTTGAGCTTCTTCAGATTCATTCTTAGATAACTCTTTAGCTTTTTTATCTGAATAAAGATCTTTAATTCTTTTAAGAGCTTTTCTAGCTTCCTGCTCACTTTTTTCGGCTGCGTCACATGTTTTTTCAGCCATAGATAATATAAATCTTTCTACTCTTAAAGCAGCTTTAGCTTGAGTTGCTGTTATATTTTTAGCTACTTGCTCTTTAGATCTTATTTCGTTTTTAGTATCATCTTTCAACGTTTTTATTTGTTCGTCAGAAAGAAGTTTCGGAGTACTATCAGGAGTTACTTGATCCATCATTTTTGTAAGTTCATCAAATTTCTTATCTATATAACTCTTAGTACCTTCATTTTTATTATCCATTCCTTTTTTATCAAATGGGAATGAATATAGTTTAACTTCTATAGCGTCTGTTTTAGTTACATTTCTTTTAAGAACTGTATCGATTGCTTTTATTGTTCTTCTAGCATTTGCTCTTATACCAATAACTTTTCTCACTAGCTGTGTTATCAATCCAACTAATGCTTCCCAAGCTTTAACCACTGCTATTTTTACGTTATTACCCCAAGCAGCTAGCTTTTCTTTTATAGTATTGTCTGATTCTCCTTGCTGCATTAGATGGATAGCATTTGCTTTTATAAGCATTCTTTCATTCTGCATTCTTTTTGGTTCAGTTTTCAATAATCCGAAAGACTCTCCGAATATTTCCACATTCATTGGTCTTTCAAGGTGTTTCTTAAGTCTATAAGATTCTCCGAAAGCTTTTTTCAATCCTGTTGAGTTAGCTATCAGAGTGTCTAAATTAGCTCTTATTGCCATTATGGCACCTCCTTAAAAATTTTTTAATTTTTTAATAAATTATCTCATTTTCGAAAATGATATAAAAAACTCCTCCACAAAACGGGAGGAGTTTAAATTATATATTAATATTATTTATTAAACTGCGTGAAGTGGTTCTTCAACGTATGTAACTACTCCTAATGATTTATTCAATGCTGCGTAATCGAACTTAGTTTCTAAGTTCAGTGATTTGTTTCTTGAATAAGTAGAAGTACCTGTACCTTCTTCGATATATTCAGGACCTAATAAGCATAGGTAATTATCTTGAACTTCTTCGAATCTTGGTAACATTACGTATCTGTGCTCTTTAGTTTTTAATTTCTTAGTAGCACCGTTAACTAATACGTCTACTTCAGCATCGTGTTTAGAATGAAGTCTATTAGAAGCTATATAGAATGCTTCATAATATCCACCAATTCTTATTTTCTTCAAGCTGTAAGGTAATGACAAGTTAGCAACTGTTCCATCAGCTACGTCTCCTATTTCACCAAATCTGTGGAAATCAGATCCGTCAGATTGTTTAATCCACTGAGCTGCACTTGAAGAAGAGTAGATAGTAAATCTTCTTTCTTGAGGATTTAATCCTACTTCTAATTCGTTAGCTACGTCATGCATTCCCTTAGCAAGAATATCATTGTATCCTGAGAATGATTTTTGGAATCCGTATTTAGCGATATTTCCATCTACTTTTTCTGTAGCATAAATTGATCTTTGAGAAACAGTTGTTCCGTAGTTGATCAAGTTATCATTTCCTAATTTCTTATTGCTTTCTAATTCAGCGATTATTCCATCAATGAAATCAAATCCAGCTAAGTCTCTATAAGCGTTAACTGCTTGCATTGAGTGTTTGTGGAAAGTTTCTATAAGATCTTTTCCTAATATAAGAGCAGATTCTTGTAAGAAAGTTTCATTTAATGTAGTTTGAGCTGCTGTTCCTTTTGTTATAGGGATAACTATTGGTACAGTTCTATTACCAAATGTAACCGGTCTTTGTGGTCCTAATGCTGGTAAGTTAAACTTAAGCTCAATTTTCTTTAAGTTAGTATCAGGTGTGTGTAATTGTACAGTACCGTCAAGTAATACAGATCCTAATACTTTTACTTTCTTAGATCTGTCAGGTTTATTAAGTTCTAAGTCAATAACACCTACAACATTTGATACTTGTCCCGATTGAGTGAATGATCCTGTAGCGATGTAGTTAACAGGGTATTTCTTAGCACCTGATCCACCATCCCAAGTAACTGATACTACTGAGATTCCTCTGTTTAAGAAGTTGTAAGGTCCATTAATAAATGGAGCATCTGGATCAGAAGCTTGCAGAGCTGCGTTAAATTCATCTATTAAGTTTTTGTCTATTGCACCAGCTGTGAAGTCTAATTCAACAACACCTGATGGCATATTAGCTCCCATGAATTTTTCCAAGTTTACTTTTGAGTTAACAAGGTCGAAGAAATCTATGTATTCATTATCGAATGACACAGCAAATGGTTGTTCAACCTGTCTTGTAAATTGGATATCTTTTGTTACGAATGTTTTGAATATCACGTTGTAAGAGTTTTGTATAACTCCTGCGATCAATGCTACTAAGTGTAATTGATCAGGTGATCTTAATTCAGATATATAGTTACCTATTGACTGAGAGTTTTTGAATATTGCGTTTTCTGCCGCTTGTACATAAATATCTTTTAATTTACTAACAAGTTCAGCTTTCATTCCGTAATCTAATCCACCGTTAGTAACGAAACCTCCGTTTTCTCCAGCTCCTTTCAATTCTCCAGCGAATGCTGATTCAGTTAAATCTGAAATTATGTCTCTTATATCTTCTGGCGATAAGTTCTTCATTGGCTTACCGAATGTTTGATCATGTAGTGATCTAGTATTTTGCCCTTCTTTGACCATGATGTCAGTCAAAACTTGAGCGTCATTTAAAAATGCCATCTGAGCATCTCCTTTCTTGTATGAATTTATATATTCTATTATTTAAATAATGAAATATATACCATTATATTTCATATTGTGCTGGTTACTAAGCACTAGTCAGTGTTCTTTTTATCCAGCTTAGCTAACAACTCGTTAGTTGTGTCTATTAAAGTATTTAATCTTCCTTTATATCTAGAGAATTGGATTATTCTAGTAGTAGTACTTTCTTTATCATATTTATTTTTAATATAAGAATACATACTATCTAGATCATCCTTAAATTGAGATTGAATTTCTTTAAACTCAGCTCCGAAATCAGATGTGTCGTAGTTTTTAGAAATAAATCTCTCATATATATCTTTAGAAGATTCATATAGTGTAGCAAAATTTTCTCTTAAATTTGCTACTAGAGATATTTCCGCATCTTCTACGTCATCAAGAGGATTTTCTATAGCTATTTCTCCGTCACCGTCCATTCCTTGAGGATCATCGAAGGACATGGAATCCATTCCAATACCATCGTCAGCGACACCTGGATCATCAAAAGAAGTGTCCATATTTCCAGAGAAATCTCCGTCAGGAATTCCCCCTATATCGAAATCATCTGCTTCTCCAGAAGTTATATAAGGATTATCTACTTTAATACTTTCATCAGGTTTTTTATCCCTAGTCTTGGACAATAAATCAAAGATATCCATAACTTATTAAATTCCTTTCTCCATATATCTTTCTGATTGGCTTCTCTTTCGTTTTTCTTCTTTTATTTTTTCTAAAATAGACTCTGTATATTTAATTACTCTATGAAGCGATCTTACCTTTCTAAAGTCAGCTTTTCCTTCTGCTTCTTCTTTCTTATTACTAAACTTATTTAATTCTTCTTCATAATAAGATTCTAACTTGTTTATTCCTAAATTAGTAGGATTATAAGTCTTATTGAATATTTCTGTTATATTCTTACTTTGTGATTCATATATATCGTCTAAGTATTCTTCATTCATACTTATATTATCACTAGCTCTAGTATATAACGTCATAGCTTCTTTATGGTAATTCATTATTTCTTTTGTCAATAATTTCTCCATAGCTTTACCTTTAACAAATTTAGAAAGTGATCCTCCCAATTTCTTAAATCCTTTTACCAGACTATTAACAGATCTGCCTAACATTTCTTTCATCTCAGCTTCTCCGTAACAATCTTCGAATCTCATTCCTTTAATTATTTTATAAGTACCAGATTCTGCTTGTACAACAAATTCTGATTTAAAAGTTCCGTCAGGTTGTTTTACCCATTCTTCGTTGTCTACGTACATTCTTTTACCAGCTACATCGAATGATTGTTCTGGTATTACTCCATTATAAGTATATCCATTCGATTTACTAAATACGAGTGCTAGTAATTTACTATCTTCTAAATATTTCTCATAATCTACGGAATATATTGTCTCATTATCCGATACTAGTAATTCAGATACTTGTCCATTCTCATATTTTACTATAGGTAAATTATCAAAGTATCCTTGTGATATAGAATTTAATAATTCCTTATTATATCCATATTTAAGTAATAACTCGCCGTAATTCATGTTAGCAGATGATGGATCTCTTAAAGTATATCTACTAGACGGTATAAGAGATAATATTTTAGCTATAGTATAATCAGAATCGTCTAATACAGAATAAGCATATTTAGCTACACTTGGTAATAAATCTTCGAAGACATTTATTACCTTATAATTTTCCAGATCTTCTTTGTCCATAGGATTACCTACTTTAATAGCATCTCTTACGAATATAAATACAGGATTATTATTTACCCAACCTATTAACGCAGGAACTGGTATTACAATATCATTTATAGAGAAAGTAAAGTAATAAACAAAAAATGCAGAATAATCGTATCCAGTATAAGATCTGTCAAGCTGTTTCTTTAATTCTGTCTTATGTATTCCTAAATTCTTACAAGGAAACTCTACGTCGACCATATTATCTCCTCTGTCAGTATCTTTATTTATAGAATACATCTTACTAACTATATCAGCTCTTACTTTATCTTGTACATCTTTAGGAAAACTTAAAGTAAGTTTTTGTCCTTGTATTTCTACTTGACCTTCATAAATCTTTTCTGCAAATTTGATTAATCTATCTGTAGTATTTTTTACATAAAGTGATGTATAAGTCATGTATAGTCTTCTCCTCCTTCTTCTTATATTTAAAAAGGCTAAAAATCAGCCATTTTTTATACGAAATCAGTTATTTTCAAGGGTCTGAAAACCGATTCCCATATTAATTATATACGATTCGAAGGTATATAATTAAAATACATTACAGAAAGGATTTTAAGATGATTAAAATTAAAAAAACTAATATTTTCGGACTGGATCCAGAGAAGAAAATAATATTATTAGAGCACGACGCTTATCCTATTAAATTTTTACAAGACGTAGGAGATGGGTATAGAGTGTCGGTAGGATCTAAGATAGAAAAATGGTCTAAAAGTGATCTTAAAAGTAGTTTATCTAAATATATATATGTATATCCTTTCCATTTCTTAAAAGTTAATTATAACGGAGATTTGGATGATATATTAAATATAGTAGAGAAAGCTAGGTCACACGACAATGAGAAGTTTACTGTTGTAATACCAGAAGGATTGTCTCAAGCATTAAGGGATGCTTCTTTAAATGACGAAATAATTAATAAAGTAATAAAAGAAAAAATGGAGTCTAAAGGAAGCCCAGCTTATTTAAAGGATATACTAGAAAAATTCTGGTATGAGTTAGTAGATACGACAGATGCTAAAAGTTATCTTTTATTAGGAGATAGTCAGTGGACTCAAGTATTTAATCTACATTTCTTAGATAGATTAGCTAAAGGTAATAATTATTATAATGTCTATGGACAACCTAATAGAGAAGAAGTATTGCTAAATAAATTAGCATTTGTTATTACCAGAGGGTACAACATAGACAGAACATTAGAAGAATTAGCTTCTATAATAGAACTCGATATAACAGAATACGGATTAGGTATAATGTTAGTATTGAATTCTTGTCTTTCTACATTTAATAATAATACTTACTTCAATACTTTATATGATCAAAGTCGTATAAATCATATTGTATGGAGGGCTAATAATTTTACAGACCAATTAGCTAAGCACATAAGAAGATTAAGTAAGTTAAATGTAACTACATATGGAGAGAATATGTTTCCTTTAGGAGAAAATAGCTTAGCTAGTCAAGCTATGGGACCTTATTTAAGTGAGTATAAAAATCCTATTATAGGATTAAGACCTTTAGAATCAGGAGTTATAAGTCCAGTAAATGGAGTTACGCCTTTAGAAGAGAGAGACCCTGGTATATTAAAAAGTCACGCTTTAGATATTAATAAGAATGCTTTACGTACAATTCAATATAAAAAGATATCTAATAGAATAGATGATTTAATAGAAATGAGTGATTGTATAGAAAATGACGATGCTAAAGAAAAAGCTATCAATTTAGCTAAAAGTATATTAGAAGAAATATATAATACTAGAAAAGCTAATGAAATGAACAGAGAACCTTTTAACGAATTAGACGCACTTACGAGTAAAGTAGAAGGTATAGTAGCCGACATTCAAATTAAGAAATATGATGTAGCAGGAGAAGGTTATATAAAGGATAAATTATGGAACAGAAATCAACAAGCTTACGGTCCTAAATTCGAAAAAGCTTTAGAAGGAATTTCTATGGATGTTTATAATCTAGTAAGAAATGTTAAGCATATTAAAGGTGGAGAATATTACCCAGATTTTTTCTATAACTACGGAAAAAAAGGTGGATACACAAAAGGTCTACTACCTAGTGGAAGAACAGCTCCGTTCATAGAAGATCTAAAGAATATGGATAAAAGTAAAATAGATAAAGTAATAAAATTTGCTTTGCCTTATTTAAAAGGAAAGAAAGATGATTTCGCAGATGAATGGATGGATAAAATTATAAATCCAATGATGGAATATGCTAGAACTGAGATTAAAAAAGAGGATGAATTTAGGCATATAGAAAAAGTAATAAATTGTATTTCTTTAGACGTGCAAAATTTATATATGGCTAAATATCCTAGTGCGGGTAAAATAGAAGGTCTTTATAGAAGTGGGGAAGCAGGAATAATCAGATCTATAGGTAAAGGACTAATGAGAATACCTACTGCTGTAGCTGATAAAATAAAATCTTTATTTACAGCTCAGAATACTTATAAGAAAGCAGTAAATGAAGGTAAGATAGGTCCTATAAAGGAATTCTTTCAAAGAGCTCAAGTAGCTTTAGATACTATTACACCTCCATCATTAATGATTCCTCCTCATATCCCAGTTGTAGGTGGATTAGGAATTACTACTCATATGAAATATGACCATATAGCTAAAAGGGAATTGCGAAGACACGATAGAAAAGAGAAATATGAGGAATTAAGAGAAGAAAGAGGTTATAGAGAATCTATAGATCTTTATACTCAATTCGAAAATATGGAATTATATGAAGCAGGAGAAGCTGTAGACGAATTGCTAGATACAGCTGGTAGATTTGCTAGAGGTGCTAAAGATGTGGCTGTTGCTACAGGACAAGTAGCTACGAAAGGAGCTAAAGCAGCTGCTAAGGGTACTGTGGCAGGAACTAAGTTCATAGCTAAGAAAGCAGACGATTTATGGAAGATACAAGCTATTAAGAAAATCTTTAAAGAAGTTAAGACTGCTATATTAACTACACAAAAAAATGAGGTATTGTATAATAATACAAATGTACAAAGAATAATAAATGATCATATTGATTATTGGGAAAGATATAATGATACTTTAAAAGATAATCCTGAGTACGAAGGAATTTCTAAAGCAATAGATAAAGAATTAGAGTCTTTTAGAAAAATGCTTAAGAAACATAAAATAGCTTCGGAGGGAAAGTAGTATCCGTAGCTAAGAAGGGACAATTTGGTTACGGAGAAGACGAGGACGTTATTAATAATAGTCCCGAGTACTTTAACCCTATGGATGATGAAGATGAAGAAGAAATATCTTCTGAAGAAGTTGAACAATCTTTAGATTCTGGGGTTGAAGGTGAAGAAAAAGAAGAAATGATGGAAGAATTAGAAGAGAAGATTCTTGATAAATTAAAAGAAGAGAATATCTTAACTGAAGATAAGAAAGATGATAAAACTACTAGTGGAGAATTCTTTGGATTTGGTAAAAGAGAAACTAAAGAAGAAGTAATAGAAAGACTTAAAGGACATATTAGAGCTTTAGAGAATGCTATTGAAGAAGAGAAAAAGAGAGGTAATGTCAAAAGAGCTAATCACTTAAGAGATATTATGACAGATTTTAAAGCTAAAGTAGAGAATTTTAAAATATTTAGTAGTAACGATCTTCCTTTTAAATTAAAAAAGAATACTCCTTATATATGCTTCCATAGAGGTACTACCGATTATGGTAGAGCAATTTCTTTAATTACACAATGAATGGTAAGGTTTATACTGCTTTAACTACTAGAGGTGTAGACGAATATGAATTACCTGAGAATAAAGAAGTAATAGTATACGAACTTAGTAAGAAAGTTAACCCTAAGAAAATCTTAACATTCTTCAAAAAGACTAAAGGAGCTCCATATGATTTTAAACTGGCTATAAAAGCCCATATATTAGGACAACATACAGAAGAGAATTTCAATAGTTTCTTTTGTAGTCAATGGGTTACAGCTTGTTTAGATTATGCAACAGATTTTCAAATAAAATATAAAGGTAAGAAATTAACAGATTTCGGATACGATATGATACATCCAAATGCATTGTTTAGATACTTATTAAACGATGACTTCCTCATTAAAAGAGTTAAGGAGATAGAGGAGGGATAGAATGAAAGAAATACAGAAAGATGAATATGGTAGGTTATGTTATGCTGACGGTGATCTCGTGAATACACGGGATTACCTTCTTACTAAACATTATATCCCTAGATATTACGATTTTACTACAAAAAATACATCTGCTATACAATTACATATATTACTTAAGAAATTAGGATTAAAGAATAATAAAGAGCATTTACAAATATTTGATCAAGGATTAATAGGAGTAGATCCTTGGGATCCTTTATTGCCAGATGCTATAAAAATGAGAATAGTAAACGAATGTAGACGTAATTATTGGTATGTGTATAGAGAGATATTAAAGGTAAATAATAATACAGAACCTTTCGATCTTAATATAGGAAATTATACTGCTATTTATATGATGTTAAGAAATCAATCATTCTTTTACGAAGCTGCCCGTCAGTTAGGAAAGACAGAAGTTATTGCTGCTCAGATAGCTATAGAATTTAATTTCGAACGTAATTTAGAAATGGCTAACGTACATTATGATAGTGTAATGGCGGCTAAGAATATGGAGAAGATTTCTGACAGATTAAAAGGATTTCCTAATTACTTAAAATTCTACGATAAGATACTTGGTAAAACCGATAAGAAAACAGGGAAAGTCCAAGTCACTAGTAAATCTAGAAGTGCCGCCAGAAAAGAAAGTTTAAAGGCAGAAGCTTTTAATAATCTAATTACTACATTTGTAGTAGGACAAGATAGCAAAAAAGCGAATACAACAGGAAGGGGTACTACAATTGGATTATGGTTTCTGGACGAGATCCCTCATATTAAATTTAACGATATAGCTTTCGGAGCGTTCAACCAAGCAACCAAAACAGCCTCCAAAGTTAGTAAAAGAAATAATAAACCATTCGGAATTAGAATGCTAGGAACACCAGGAGATCTTAAGACAGCTGAAGGAACTTGGATGTTTGATAATATTACTCGTAATTATACTAACTTAAATGAGAATACATTAGATGTGTTAGATCTAACAGAAGACGAAATAAACGAATGGAATGCTGTTAGAAATTTAGAAAGTAATATATTCCATATAAAATTCGATTTCGATAAAGTAGGAATGGATTCTAAATGGTTTAATGATAGATGTAAAAATGAAAAGGTTGAAGGTATAAGATCAGAGCTTTTACTTAGATGGGAAGAAAAAGGAGATAATAGTCCATTCCCTCAACAATCATTAACTAACTTAGCTAACCAAGTAGCAAATACTATAGAAAAAGAATATATAGTAGAGAATCTAGAAGGAGAGAAAAAAATAAAAATATATCCTAAAGAAGGAGATATTTATACTAACTGGATAGACTTCTTAGGATTAAACTATAGAAATGGATTAGTTATAGGAATTGACGTGGCTTATGGTGGAGGACTTAATTCGGATAGTACAGCTTTAGTATTTGTTGATGCTATAGAAGCTCGTGTAGTAGCTACATTAGCTTTTAATGATATAGATACTAACTCACAGAAAGTTTTTATATGCTGGCTAGTAGAGAATGTATTAAATGCACAAGCGATAAGATCAGTCTTAGCTATAGAACGTAATTCACCTGGTATTAGTATGCTAGATGATTTAATGATTTTACCTCAAGTACAACCTTATTTAATGAGATATCCTGTAACAGGTTATAGATTAAGTAATCCTTTAGCTAAAGTAGATTTCGAATATAAAGATAAAAATGGATTAGTAAAGAAATATATGTATGGATATACAACTAATAGTGATACTAGAGATAAGCTAATTAAAATTATACAACAATTAGTAATTAAACATACAAATGCAATAGCGGCTAGAGATTTAGCAGCTGAGATTAAGACAATGGTGTATGTCAAAACTAAAACAAAAGAAAGAGCAGAAGCAGCTCCTGGTAAACACGATGACTTAGTCATGGCATGTGCTCATGCTTATCATTGTATATTTAATGAAGCTGATACATTAAAGTATTTCGGTATAGAAGTAGATCCTGATAGATGGGTAATAAATACTAATACAGATATCTTTACTACAAGTAATCATAAATATAGTGGAAGAATAGTTCCTTATTATGAAGAAGTTAGAGGGGAGTTAATCGTTAAGTATTTTGATACTATAAGTAGGAAATATGTAGATCAAGAAGAAGCTGATAGATTAATGAAAGATGAGGAAGAAAGAAGAAGAAATAAATATAATGTAAATACTAATAAGCAAAGAGATAATGACGACATACCATTACCAGAAGTAAGAGATCAATTTGATGATAGATTAACTAGATATGCTAGTAGTAACGTAAGAGTAGCTACAGCAGAAGAAACAGCCTTTATCAATAGAGGAATACAAATGGATCAAGGTAGTAGCAATTATGATGCTATGGTAAGTTCATTATTAAATGATTTAGGATTGCAGAATTTCTATTAAAAAGACCCTCCTAAAAAGGGAGGGCTTTTTATGTTGTTCACAAAAAAAAAGAAAGGCAACCGATTAAGATCACCTTTCTTTTTTAAGATTATACTAGAAGAGTAGCAGTGTATTCTTCTGCCCTCCCTTCAGCATAATCTTTATTCCCGAGGCAAGAGTGGAAGCCTTCGGGATCTCCGATGTCCCACACCTCCTCGTTTTTCAACACATGCTTAATTGGACCCCAGTGAGGACCGTATTTTCTACAATCCTCCTGATATTCTGGAGAGTCTTCGTCTCCAGCTATGTTAACATAGCATAACGACTCATGGTCCTTAGACATTACCATCAACTTAAAGCAGTTTGTGTCTTCCCAAGTGGTCATTATGTATGACCCCTTTTCAAATACATTATCTCGTATTAGATATTCCATCACTTTTATGATATTTCTTTTTTCAATAGGAGAGAATTTTCCATCTCTCCCATTTAGAAAATAGTACGGTTTCCAAAATGTTAAATTTGCATTTTCCATTAATCTTTTTATCTTAGTCATATATTTCATAGCTCTCTCCTTTCACTTCTTACACCTGCTATGATTTCAAAATGGTGTAGAAGTCAGCTTTTGATATTCGGTGAGCTGTAACACCTTTAATTTAGTTGAATCCTAGAACGTCTTGTTCTTGGTATTCATATATATAATATATAATATATAATTATATGAGATTAATATTTCGAAGGGAACGACATAAAGAGCCTCCCCTGGCCGTGGGGAGGAATCTCTTTACGAATTAGGATTAACATAACATGAATAATTTACTTCTTGCGAAATATATTTCTATTTCTAGAAAGGTTATTTAGTAGCTGGTTTCTACTAAATACTTTTTCATAGTTTAATAAAATTCAATGGAATTGAAGGATATAAATAAATATCTCCTTGATATAGAATTCTATTGTGTTTTGTCTTTTTATTATCGTATCTATAATTAACTGTGTCTAATTCGTATTCTCTACCAGATAACGCATACTCGTGTTTTATTTGATCTACCGCTAACTCATGTGATGTCATTATATGCTGTAAATTAAAGTCTTCTGGTAAAGCTACTATTCTAGGAACATTCTCCCAAGTTTCATTTACTTCTGTGTCTAACATCTTTTGTCCGTTTTTAATTGTAAACATTTCAGGAAATTCCATTTGTGCTTCATTCCAAAATTCATCTCCATAGTTATCTGAAGAATCCCCGGAATATAGAAACTCTCCTGAGAAATACTTAGTAAAGAATATATGCTGATTAAAAGCTTTATCAGGATATCTTTTAGGGACATTCTCATCGGTTAAAGTAAATTGTCCTTGCCTATTTAACAGAAGTTTTCTTATTTCAGGATGATTGTAGAATTTATATCTAAAGGACTTTATTTTAGCTATATCTTTTAGTATAGGCTCAATTATTCCTTCATAATAGATTGTCATATCTATAAATTCGTCCTCTAGACTCTCGGTATAATAAGCTATGGGTCTTAAGAATTCTACTATATTAGGAGCTAATATTCTGTAATCTATTCCTAATATTAAAGTAGATGGTCCTATTACTATATGGTGTCTAAAATCTATATAATCTGTGTAAAATATATTCTTATAAATATATTTATCAGGCTCTGTTAATTTAGGTAAATCAGTTGTGTCTATTTTTACTTTAACTTTTAAATTCTTCTTTTCTTGTTTTATATCAATAGTATTTCCTGATATCATTATTTGATGATGTTTTTGGGTTCTTCTAGGAAAAGCAGCTACTAGATTATTAGGCTTTATATTTTGTAAAGTAACATCGTCGTGTTTTAATATAACTCCATTATCGTAAACTACTTTATCATTTAAATCATACCAATCGTGCGATATAAATTCTACTCCATTGTAATCAGTGTCTACGTTATAATAATCTACTCTTTTATACGTATGACTTCTTAAGATTACTTGACCATATATGTCAGGTAAATCGTCTACTTCTAAATTATAGTAATTATTAAATCTTTCTAACGATATATAAACCGTGGAAAAAACTCCATTATGTGTCCATATAAAAGATCCTTGATAAACACGACCAAAGAAAGATATCTCGAAAGGATTCTTTCCATAGTTAGGAAATCCTATTTTAATAAAATGTCTTTCTCTTTTCTCTTTAGGAGTATTATACCATTCTGCTTTAGATATCTTAATAGATTGAGTCTCATCTGTTAATTCTATTTCTTTAAAGGTAAAAGGATATTTAGTAGAATGCTTTACTCTCATTAATCCCATAAATAGATCATAATTATAATTTAACATTTCCTGCACTATAGTAGTGTCATTTTGCTCACTATATTTATTTATTATTCTACTAGGGAAATAATCTTCTTCAGGAAATAAATTATTATCTACTATAATATCTTTATGATTTTTTAAGTAGTATTTAAAGTCATCTTCAAAATACTTCTTCTCATTCATATAAGGATATTTAGCATTTACTTTACTTCTATACGTAGAAGGATCTTCTCCATCGTAAAATATATAAGCTTTCTTATTAGAAGTATTCTTTAATCTTATATAGAAAGATTTTAATTCTAAATCACTATAAGAAGTAGAAAGTCCATCGTTGTCCACTAATAATATATTTACTATTTTATTATGAAATAAGTAATCAATAGGATCGTCTGTATATTTTCCTAAAACAGTAAGTAAATCTTCTCCTGGTTTCATTTCTACATAAGGTTGATTTATTTCTAAATAAAGTCCATTATTAGAAGATTGATCGTATCTAAACTGATCGTCAAAAGATAATCTTAAACGAGTATCTTTTTCTTCTATATTTTGCACACTATTATTTACAACTATTTTAGCAGGTACATCTACATATATAACCAATAGAGAATTAATCGTTATTTTATTTGGCATACCTAAATAAAGATATCCTCCATTTAATTCTACTTTAAAATTCTCGTAAGTAGATATATGCTTACCATTTAACCAGAAAGCCCATTTATAATTATCAAAAAAAGATGGACTTACAGCCATAGTATAAATATGCGGAGTATCTTTAAAATTATGGTCGTCTAAGAATTTCTTAATAGGAGGTAAAGTAATTTTATCGTATTCTAAATATTCTAAATCATCTTTAAATTCTTTTAATAGAAAAAGACTATCTAATTTATTATTACTAAATAGAAAGTAATTCTCTACTAATTCATTTAATTTATCGTAATACATAAATTACCTCCTAATTATAATTTAGATTTAATTACTTCTATTATATTATTATACATATGTGATTTAAACACCCCTTGGAAAGCTCCGTGTTCTGCGTTTAAAGATAATCTATTACCCATAACATTATCTACCATTAGACACCCTATCGTTTCTATATTGTCTAATAAATAAGTATTATAAGGTCCGTACATTATTGCCATTGTGTGCAATAACATAGTAGGATTTAATTTCTTCATAAAAGAAAATTCATTAACTAATACTCCATTAAACACAGAATCAAATCCAGCATCACATATTTTATCTAGATCGTATTTTTTATTTAATATATTAAATTCATCTTCTGGTAATTCAGCTATTTTCTTAGCATAACCAGCTATATTAGACACTACTGTTTTATTATTCTTAAATAAGTAGTATAATATAATATAATGGAATATAGCAGCTTCTGTATTTGATTTAAAATATCCTTTTCCACCTTTCATAAACACTTTAGCCATTAACTCTATATAACAATTAGCTACATCATTTAAATACTCTCTATTATAATTTAATTTATCAGTAAAATATACTACAGCAGCTCCTATTAAGAAGCTATATAGATTAGACGTAGAAATTATATATTCGTTATCCATTCCTTTCTTAAGTTTAGCTTTAGGAGTAACATTTATAAAAACAGTAGATCCTTGTTTAACCCATCTAACCGTAGCGTGTGCTAATCTTTCGTCGAATATTAATCTAAAGGTCTTATTCTTCACCATTTTAGTTAATTCTTTTACTATAGGTAATTTATTACTCTCTAATAGTAAAAGTAAATTGTCTATATCTTTATTAATATCTTTTACAGATGATGTAAGTATTTTTATATCTTCATTATTTATACCAGCAACATATGTATTGTCTAAATTTGTACTCATTAATTAGTACCTCCTTCTTATTTGTAATATAAAAGCCGTTTGGGTAGTAAACGACATAAAAAAGCCTCCTATTATTCGGAGGCATTTTGTTCTTTCTTATCATCGGTTGTTGCTAAGAATTCTCCTCTTAAATCTAGATAAATAAATATAGTGACCATTATCCCTAAAATAAAACTAGATAAGAAGAAGTCAGTAGTTTTTCTAATAATTTCCTTTTGCTCATTCTCTTCGATGAAATCGAAAATTATATCATCCATCACGTCAGGACGAACATTTCTTGACCGCAAGTCTTGGACGAATTGTGTTGTTACGTGTCTAATCATAGTGTCGTATCTCTTGCTATCAGACTCCCCAATCCATAAATTATAAGTAAAAAAGATTGCGATGAATAGGATGAAGATATGTCGTGTTGGACGGAATTTTGGTTTTCTAGTGGATGTCCCAACCGCTGACTTTCTCTTCATGGTTCTTAGCTTCTGGTCGCTCTTCTTCTTCGCTGCTTTTATGAATTCCAGGAGGTTCGCTAACATTTTTATTTTTAGCTTCTTCATCACCGCTACCTCCTTTTTTATCAGATACATTACTTAGGATTCCTACAAGTTTTCCCAAAGCAAAATTCACAATCATTGCTCCTCTCATATGAACATCTGAAACGAGCACATCTCCAAAAACTCCCGCAAAACCAGAGATAATAGCCTTCAGAAAAGGGTCATCGGTTTTAATTACTAATCTTATAATTGACATAGCAACTAAACCAGCTATTCCTCCTGTCCCAAAAAAACGTGATAGAGGTGGAATCTTTTGACCTTTAGATGTTCTCGATAAGTATAGTCCCATAAAAGAACACGAAAAAGGTAAAAGTACGTCAAAAATAATAGTTATCAGTATACTCCTTATTTCAGGATCCTTTAATGTATTTCCTAACATTTATCTTCAACACCCCTTTCTTTATTTTTTGTTACACATACAGATCCGTTAACGACAGAAAAAAAAACCAGGATTATCCCTGGTTCTCTAGTGTTACAAAGATTTCACCAGATTTCTTTCTATAAATAATTATATTATCATCGGAAATCTTTAAATCAAATCTCTTCTCTATCGCCCATATATATTTCTTAATATACAGACTTTTTTGTGTATAGTATAGGCCCAGTAGAAGTTGTGTATTAGTATCTAATGATTTTAATTCCTTATGGGTTTCCACTAGGTCAAGAATCTTATTTATTAATTTCTTTATGTCATCAGGTCCTAAGATTCTTAAAAGGTTCCTAATGAAGCTGTATCGACGTCTGCGATGTTCTCCGTTTTTAAATCTTCTTCTTAGATTAATAAATTTTTTTCTTTCTCCTACTATCTTACATATTTCGAAGAATAGTCTATTATCGTCTAAGTCAGATACAAGAAGATTTCTAATTTGTTTATTCATATATTACCTCCTTTATTAATTTCTCTCACGAAGATAATATATAACTTCAATAAATTAAAAAAAAAATGATACGCTATAAAGCGTACCATTCTCTGTAGAGCTCTTGCTCTACTAAATTAATCACCTCCTGATTGACGAAATCTAGATCGTCGAGAATGGCTAAGATTTGCCATCTCTCCTTTCTAGTTATTATTAGATCCCCATTCACCCATAAAGTGAATGAACGATCCTTATTTCTTTTGATTGTTAAAGAGTGTTCCCTTACAACGGGAACCTCTCTAAAAATTCTTTCATATACAATTTTAGCTCCACCTAGGTTATGACGAATCGTCATCTCTCTTCCTTCTTCAGTATGGGAATATCTCTCCCATCTAATTTTGATAAAATCTTCTCTTTTCATTTCGATCATCCTCTTTCTTTTTTTTTTATGCTTGATTTTGGTATCATATATATAATATATA